CAACGATGCCCAGATTGGTTCGTCCGGCAACGGTGCCAAGATTGGTTCGTCCGGCAACGATGCCCTGATTGGTTCGTCCGGCAACGATGCCAAGATTGGTTCGTCCGGCTACGGTGCCCAGATTGGTTCGTCCGGCAACGATGCCCAGATTGGTTCGTCCGGCAACGGTGCCAAGATTGGTTCGTCCGGCAACGGTGCCAAGATTGGTTCGTCCGGCAACGGTGCCAAGATTGGTTCGTCCGGCAACGATGCCCAGATTGACAGCACTGGCGAAGACTGTGTCATCATGTGCGCAGGTATTAACTCAGTAGCAAAAGCCTCAAAAGGATCATGGATAACACTATCCGAATGGTCTTATTCGGATAAAAAGCAAAGATATATCCCCGTTTGCGTAAAAACGGAATTTGTTGACGGGGAGAAGATAAAGGCGGATACATATTACAAATTAGATGGAGGGGTATTTAAAGAAATACAATAGCCCCAAGGCATTGCTTATCGGAGGATCGCATGAGAGACATCTACATCAAAGACCCCGACGGCGAACCGGAGTACGACGGGGAGGAAGAAACAGAATCCGAGGACGATCGGTATCAACGAGATTGGGAAACCAGCACTTTATATTGGTAAAGGAAATCATTCAAAATAAATAATCATGGAATCAAGCAGTTACGAGGTACTTCCAGCAGAAAGCCATGAAGTACAAATTTTACAGGTAGATGCGGTTGAGAGAGCAAACGTGGACTCACAAGTTGCGACCGCGAAAAGATATCCTAGGGATATCAGAAGGAGTATTGATAATTCCGTGGTAATGGCCACGATGAATCAAGACACGGCAAGGTCATGCAGTTATGCCTTGCCAAGAGGAGGGAAACCTATTACTGGGCCATCCGTACACCTCGCCAAGATAATCGTATCCAATTGGGGTAATATCAGGACTGAGGCCAAGGTTATCCAGATAACGGACAAGCAGATCATCAGCAGGGGTACATGCTGGGATCTGGAGACAAATGTAGCGTCCGCGTTCGAGGTTCGCAGGAGCATAGTGGATAGCAAGGGGAAACGTTACTCAGACGACATGATTACCGTAACGGGAAACGCCGCCAACTCCATAGCTTATCGCAATTCCGTATTCGCCGTTATCCCCAAGGCCATAGTGGACAGGGTCTATCAAGCCGCCCAAAAATTCATCACGGGGGATCTATCCGACGCTGACAAGATATTAAAAACGAGAACTAATATCATCAACAAGTTCAAGAACGAATACGCCATAACGGAAGAGGAGGTCATTAAGCTATGCGGCAAACAGACCAGCAATCAGATAGGCCCCGACGAGATCGCCATGCTGATCGGGATCATACAAGCGTTAAAGGACGGGGATACCACGGTAAACGATCTAATCCTTCCAATTCGTGAGACAAAGAAAGATGTCGATCAAAAAAAGGAGGCGATGAGACAGTCTAAGGGCAAAAACAAAGAGGACATGCCATGAACAAGTACTCATCCTATACCAACGCCGAGCTGGAGGAGCATTTATCAAACTACCTTATCGACTCTTGGAGTTACAGCAAGGTAGCCTCTTTCTCCCGGAACGAGAAGGAGTTCGAGAAACGGGAGATTTACCGGGAAAGATCCAGATCATCCTCCAGCACGGTAGCGGGTAACGCCTATCATTCGGCCTTGGAGTATTTCTTCATGGAGCTACAGCGCAAGGGGCAGATAATACCGATCACGGAAATGGAGAGGGTAGCGTTCTCATACATAGAGGAGGTACACCCGAATGATTGGAAGATACAGAAAACGACACCTACCGTAGAGGAATGCAAGATCGAGGCCACCAAGAACGCCACGAGGCTTATCAATAACTTCTACGGGGAGAAGGATATCTATCTTTCCGGTATCAAGGAGATAATCGCCGTGGAATCAAGGTGCGAGGAATGGGTAACGATAAACGGGGTGGACATCCCCCTACCCTGCCACGCTAGGCTAGACTTGGCGATAAGGACGGAAAGCGGTCGGACGGTCATCATAGACCATAAGTCAAGGGCCAAGTTCACCGATGACGAGGAGCTAACGTTTACCTGCGGGAAACAGGCGATGACCTACGTCAAGTGCTATGAGTCCCGCTTCGGGGAGAATGTTGACGAGGTATGGTTCGTGGAGAACAAGATCTCGAAAAACAAGGACGGCTCCTCCCAGTTGAAGAAATTCGTGATCAATCTCGATAACGACACGAGGAAGCTTTACGAGGCCATATTGTACGAGCCGCTAAAAAGGATGATAGAGGCCGTGTCCGATCCGGATTACGTGTACATGATCAACGATAGCGACAACTTCGTGGACAGGGCCGAGCTTTATAATTTCTGGGCCAAGACGCTGATAGCGGAGGTCGATGATTTCAACGTGCCCGAGTCAAAGAAGGAATTGATATCGAAGAGACAGAAAAAAATACGGGACGCTTCCCTTGGATCGGTAAACCCCAAGGTAATATCCGAGTTCAAGAGGAACGCTTCCTCATTCATTCAATACGATTTATCCAATAGTAATATGACAAACAGCGAGAAAATAGAACATATCCTACGGACATTCGGGGTGATCGTGAACGTGGCCAAGGAGATTAACGGGTACTCGTCAGACACGTATCTGCTAGAGGTATCCGCTGGGACAAAGATCACGACAGTGATGAAATACAAGCTAGACATAGCGAACGCGCTGGACGTGCCATCCATAAGGATGGGTAACGAGCTTATGGTGTATGAGGGAAAATCCTACCTCTCCATAGAATCACCGAAGAAAAGAACCAAGTCCTTGTACTGGGACAAGAAGTATATCGACGGCATGAGGATTCCCATAGGAACGGATAACTTAGGAAGGCTCGTGGTGTGGGATCTCGATAACAACTCCACGCCTCACGCCTTGATTTGCGGAGCTACCGGTAGCGGTAAATCCGTGTGTATCATATCCACGATAGAATACGCCCGCTTAGCCGGTATCCGGGACATCGTAATTTTCGATCCGAAATACGAGTTCTGTAATTATTCCTCCGAGAAATACATAAAGGTCTATAATGATATAGAAGAAATAGAGGCCAAGATGAAAGAGCTCGTACAGGATATGCAGGAAAGGGCTAAATCGAGGGCATCATGGGAAACGCTGGTGGTGTTCGATGAGTTCGCCGACGCAGTAGCGTCCTCCCGTTCGGGAACGGAACTTGACATAAAGGAAATGGTCGAGGTTGGCCAGCGAAAGAACGCTTTCGGTTTCCTCGAGCCTAAAATGGAACTACGTACGGTTGGCCGTGAGAAGTCATTGGAGGAGAATCTGAAGATGTTGCTACAAAAGGGACGATCGCTTGGGTTCCGGATCATGGCGGCTACGCAAAGAGCGTCGGTTAACGTGATCACGGGAGACGCTAAGGTGAATTTCCCCGTACAGATTTGCTTCCGTGTACCCAAGGAGATTGATTCCAAGGTTGTCCTTGACGAGCCGGGAGCCGAGACGTTGGGCGGCATGGGGGACGGACTGATGAAATCTCCCGAGTATCTAGGTATCGTGAGGTTTCAAGGCTTTTATAAAAAATAACGGCCATGGCTAAAAGGTACCAGCTATCCGAGTCTTTCATTAAAACACTGTCCCGCCATCTATCGGTTATCCTAGAACACGTGGATTCCAAGGGAAGACCAAGGATCGCCGATACCGTAAGATTGGCCAAAAAGGATCTAAAGAAACTCGAGAAAATAATCCAAGATGAAAGAACTGATATTATGCCTCAATGAGGCATGTTCTAAAAGACATTGCCTTTGCCATCAACGGCAAAAGCATTGGACGGCCTCGTCTAAGACAGGCGGAGAAACAAGGGCTACGGCCCTATTTGAAGGGAGAATCCCTTGCAAAGGATATATCCCACAATATGACAGAAAAAAGTATAACATTAATTATTAAAGTATATGGAAAAATTCATCGCTCAAAACGAGCCTTTATCAAACAGGCCGCAAATCCTAGAGGACTCATGCGACGCCGTCGAGGAGATCTGGTACAATCATCCTTTTACCGAGGACGAGTTGAATGAGATCAAGACCAAGCTAGCGGACACGTCAATTGATATAGCCGAATTGGAACAGGAGAAAGCGGACTGGATGGAGTCGTACAAATCACGGCTAAAACCGCTTAATACGGCCAAAGCAAAATATCTTGACCAGATCAAGCGTAAATCCGAGGATATCAAGGACAAGTGCTATAAGTTCCTTGATCACGAGAACAAGGAAGCCAATTATTATAATGGTGCCGGCGAACTTGTCTATTTCCGGAGGATGCAACCCCAAGAAATGCAGAAATCAATTTTTAATATTAATCGTAAAACAGGAACAGAATCATGAGTGAGAACAAATTAAATGTGGTTGTACCGAAAGATTATAGTGGTGCACCAATCGAAGTAGTATTGAGAGAAGGAAAAGCACCCGTAGCGCTCGACCCGAAAGAACCAACTCCCGTTGATATTGAAGGAACGATTGACAGCCCTTTGCGTTGGCTCGAAAAACGAGTGCGGTTTATAGATCAAAAGCGGGCAAATATAACGGTAAACCGTGATGATATGGAAATATCTTTAGTGGACAAAGAGACCGATTACTATAGAAACCGTATTACTGGAGTATTACAGCCGTCCAAAGAAATGGTTGAGTTTGGTATCAATGCGGAAAAGAAGTGGGAACCTATCAAGTTATCCAAGTTCTTCAAGATGCATCGTGCCTTCTTCAAGGACAAATCGGAAAACATGACGCTGGTGTCTGCCTTGAAAAACTTCAAGGCAAAGGTAAACCAAGACATAGAGCGAAGCAAGGAAGAGAATGGCAGCAGAACCGATAACTATTCGCAGGTGGTTGATTCCAATCTCCCGGGGTCGTTCAAGTTGAACATCCCACTTTTCAAGGGTTTTGCGTGTGAGGAAATCGAGGTTGAGATTTACGCTGATGTGGACGGAAGAGACGTTTCGCTATCCCTTGTGTCAGCTGGGGCAAATGAAGCCATTGAGGAATATAAGAATAAAGTGATTGACGAGCAACTGGATGCCATCAGAAAGATCGCTCCAGATATCGTAATAATAGAAATATAATAACGCAAGTTTCGTGTTTTTCATGGTATTAGATTTGGGTTAGAATGATTATCCCTGCCGCCCGTGAGGATATGCGGGGATTTCGGGCGGTAAGTATTCCGGGATGAAACGTTACGGAGTGCGCATGACGTAAAGAGGCCGGTTCGATCCCGGCACCGTCCACGAATAACAAACATATAATCATGGGAACAATACAGAATTTAGATCACTTGACAATGGCCATGCACCTTATCACCGCAATACTAGGACTGATCGCATTGATCTTGGCCATATTCTTACTAATAAACGATAAAGAAAGGAGGAATCCATGGGAAAGAAAAGATACGAATTAGTGATAGCCGTTGACCCGGACATAGATAAATCCGGTGTATGCGTACTGTCTCCTTCCACGAGACAGATAATATTAACAAGCCTCCCCTTCCCTTCCTTGATTGACTTTATCAAGGAGGCGAGAGAGAGGTACAAGGGGGTAGACATAGTGGTCATTGTCGAGGCCGGATGGCTTAACGAAAAAAGCAACTTCCATAAATCGAGGGGTAAATCCGGCGAGAGGATAGCCAAGTATGTAGGTCGTAACCAGCAAACCGGGATATTGCTTCTCCAGATGTGCGAGCACATAGGGATTCCCTGCGAAGAGGTAAAGCCTTTGACCAAGCATTGGAAAGGGGACGAGGGCAAGATAACCCATGAGGAACTCTCCTACATAGTCGGTCCCTTGCCTAAGAGAACGAACCAAGACCAACGTGACGCTACGATTCTAGCTTGGTGGTACGCCGATCTACCAATAAAAATAAAGACTTGGTGATATGGCGAAGAAGAAAGACGAGCAAGAAAAGGTGAAATGCGCCAACGGACATCCTCACAAGGGGCTATGCGTTTGGTGCATCATACATGACGCTGGACGGGTAGCTAACTCCACGAGATTTTGTAACACTTTTAAAAAGAGATAACATGGATATAAAGAAAATGTCAAACAAGGATCTCAAATATGGCATAGACCGATGCAACGCAAGGTTGGCCGGAATAATGCCAATGGGATACATGGACAAGGAACGATGCCTTCAGGCGTTGGAGCAATATAGGGAGGAATTATATAATAGAGGAATAATATATTGACATGGACACATCTAAAAAAACATTTCTTTTTAATGCTGATTGGTACGAGGTGTTAGTGGATTATCCTTCGGAGATCAGACTTGAAGTGTACGAGGCGGTTATTAGGTATGCCGTATCGGGGACACTATCGGAGCTGAGACCGCAGGCTAAAATGGCATTCTCCTTCATTAAAAGAGAAATCGATTTCAATCAAAAAAAATATGATGAGAGAGTATCCAACAATAGGGAATCCGGTAAAAAAGGAGGTAATCCAAATTTCAAGAAAGGCAAGTCAAACCCCTATTACTCAAAGAGTAAAGAAGATAACCCAACATTACCGAAGATAACCGAAGATAACCCAACATTACCGAAGATAACCGAAGATAACCCAACATTACCGAAGATAACCCTATATGATAATGATATTGATAATGATAAAAAAAGAAAATATATAAAAGAAAAATTCGAGGCTTTCCGAAAATCATATCCGGGCACTAAAAAAGGTCTTGATGTTGAATTCAACAATTTTGTCAAGAAGCATAAGGATTATGCCGAGGTCATAGACTTATTGCCTTTGGCCATAAGCAAGGAGATAGAATGGCATAACGAGAAAAAGAATTCCGGCAATTGGGTGCCCGAATATCCGCACTTGACAACTTGGATAAACCAGCGAAGATGGGAGAGTGAGTTTGAAAATATAAACGAGAATGAAGACAAACAACAGAATGGATCGAGACAGGTCTACATCGTCCCAGATTGACGGGAAACTACCTCCCCAAGCCAAGGAGATAGAACAGATAATACTAGGGGCTTGCCTCATAGAGAGCGACGCTTTCGAGAAAATCGCCTCGGAACTATCTGAGGCCGATTTCTACGACAAGAGGAACCAATCGGTATTCAAGGCCATATCCGGGCTATACAAGGAGAGAAAGCCCATAGACATGATGACGGTCACCCAAGCGATGCTGTCATCCGGAGATCTCGAGAGTATAGGGGGGCCGATCTACATAGCCTCCCTTACCTCCAAGATTGGATCATCGGCCCATATACTGGACCACGCGATGATAGTCAAGGAGCGATCCATACAGAGGAAAGGGCTGGTGATAGCCAATGAACTTGAGAACGCTATCTATTCCAACGAGGATATAGGTGACGTACTGCACAAGGCCATAAACGGATCAGAGAGCCTTATGGAGGAACTTATCGGGAAGTCTAATGGCGAGCATATATCCAAGGCTCTTAAAGGCTCCATGGACGGTTTATACAAGCGTGTGGAGATGGCGAGGAAAAACATCCGGTCTGGTGTAGACACTGGGCTTCACGACCTGAATAAGATCACTAACGGCTGGCAACCGGGAAACTTGGTGATAATAGCCGCTAGGCCCTCCATGGGGAAAACGGCCGTGATGCTTCACTTGGCCAAATCAGCGGCTAGATCCAATATCCCAGTAGCGATATTCTCGCTTGAGATGTCAGACATAAGCTTGGCTAACAGACTTATCCTTTCCGAGTGCAACGTAGATCCGGAACGGTTCAAGTCCGGGTATATGACAAACGAGGAGATCAACAAGGTAGAGACGGCTGTGAATGAGCTTTGGAGGCTTCCGATCTACGTCGATGACAACCCATGCGTTACGATGGATTATATCCGGTCACGATGTAAAATACTGAAGAAACAAGGCAAGTGCGGGATAATCATGGCCGACTATCTCCAATTAGCGGAGAGCGGTGAACGGGAAGGAAGCCGTGAACGTGAGGTAGCGAAAATGTCCAGAACCGCCAAGATCACGGCGAAGGAGTTAAAGGTTCCCTTCTTGCTCTTATCCCAATTGAACAGGGGCAACGAGGCCAGACCGGACAAGAAACCCCTCCTATCCGATCTTAGGGAATCCGGGGCTATCGAGCAAGACGCTGATATCGTAATGTTCATTCATAGACCGGAGTATTACAAGATCGAGGTCAAGGACAAGAACGGTAACGTAGAACGCAATTACGGAGAGTTGATCGTGGCCAAGAATAGAGATGGGGCCACGGGATTAGTGAAATTTAAGCATAATGACGGCATGACCAAGTTCTACGATTACGGGAGTTGTGACAAGGACATGCCATTTTAAAAAACAAATCATGGAAATAATCAACAGGCTGAAGAACACCCCTACCGGTTTGATCGTGTTGGTAGGAGACATGAAAATTATCGTGGAAAAGTACAGGCCGTACTACAACGGGCAGAACAAGATCCCGTGCAGGGGATGCGTCTTTCGGGACGATGGAGCGAGATTCTGCGAGTACTCATCTGCTTGCATGGCCCATCTGAGGCCGGATCATGAAAGCGTAGTTTTTGCTAAAACAAGAGAGACATGAATGTTTTATCCTTATTTGACGGAATGTCTTGTGGTAGTATCGCATTAAGAGAACTCGGGATTGAACCGGAGCATTATTATGCGAGCGAGATCGACAAGTTCGCCATATCCCAAACGAGGCTGAACTTCCCGGATACGATACATTTAGGGGACGTGACCAAGTGGAGGGAATGGGAGATAGATTGGGGAACGATAGATCTCATACTGGCAGGAAGTCCTTGCCAAGGATTCTCTTTCGCCGGCAAACAACTGGCTTTCGATGATCCTCGAAGCAAGCTCTTCTTCGTATTCGTGGACATACTGAACCACGTTAAGGCATTGAACCCGGATGTGTTCTTCTTGCTTGAGAACGTGAACATGAAGAAAGAGCACATGCGGGTAATTACTGAATATTGCGGTGTTCATCCAGTCAACATAAACTCAAATTTGGTGTCGGCCCAGAACCGGAACCGGTGGTATTGGACGAACATAAGGACAAGGAAGGTCGGACTGTTCGGGGAGATCCACTCAGACATACCGCAGCCAAAGGACGAGGGTATATTGTTAAGGGATATCTTGGAGGAAGAGGTTGACGAGAAATATTACCTGAGCGAGAAGGCCATTAGGTATATCTCAAACGATAAACGTATGGAGAAACGATTCACCCAGATCGACGGGGATAAAGCGGTCTCCTTGATGGCCGTTGGCACATGCAATAACACCGGGACCTTTATCTCGGTAAACGGGAAGGCACCATGCCAAAGAAGTTCGACCGGGAGATCCATTGATTCTAGGCATAATTACCAAATCATCAATACTTTTGGTTCGTTAAGGAGAGATCAAACCAAAGCCTCATGTCTCTTAGCTGGAGGCCATGGATCAGGGAACCATTCGGATATGGACCTGATCCTGCAAAGACCTAGGGGAAATAATAAGGGTAATGTTTTCCGTGGCAAGGCTCCAACCTTATCGTCAAACGCATGGGAACAGAACAATGTGCTCCATAAGATTATCCAGTTAAATGAGAGTAAGGAAAGCGGGGGTATCCAGCCATATCAACAGAACAGGGTATATGACGCGAATGGACAATGTCCGGCCTTGTTAGCCGAGATGAGCGGAAGAAGTCACGCCATAGTGAGTGAGCGGCAAGAACGAAATCTGAAAGATCAAGGGGAGAAGGCGAACTCGTTATTGGCAACCTCATATAAGGGATCGCAAGCCAACGGGATGACCCTAGTAGAGACATCATCTATCCGCAGATTGACCCCGATCGAGTGCTCTAGGCTACAAACCGTTCCTGATTGGTACAAATGGGATTGCTCTGATACGCAGATATACCGTTTGTTGGGCAATGGATGGACTATCAAGGTTATACAACATATACTTAGTTTTCTAAAGAAAGACATTCATCATAGTTGAAAGATGCATTCATCTATGATGAGAGCAAGGAAAAATAAAATAATATATGAAATACATAGATTTTTTAAAAAACAAAATGGCCATTAGCCATAATACTGGATTTGAGATAAAAACGGACGAATTGACACCGTCGCTCTATCCTCATGTGAAAGATACCGTTCGTTGGGCGGTAGCCGGTGGTTGCAGAGCTATATTCTCCAGCTTCGGTATGCAAAAGACAGTCACCCAGCTGGAAATACTCCGGGTAATCCTGAACGATAAAGGAGGCAAGGGGTTGATCGTTTGCCCCAAGCGTGTGGTAGTCGAGTTCCTGACACAAGCGGAACAACACTTGCACATGAAAGTAACCTATGTACGAACAATGGCTGATGTGATGATATGTCCGACCGATATCATGGTGACTAACTACGAACGTGTTCGCGACGGTGAAGAAGGGGTTAGGATAGATCCAGCGTATTTTACTGTCACTTCACTGGATGAAGCAAGTGTGCTTCGAGGATTCGGGACCAAGACCTATCAAGAGTTCCTTCCCTTGTTCTCGGATGTGCCTTATCGGTTTGTCGCCACGGCCACACCTTCACCTAACAGATACAAAGAACTGATACACTATGCCGGCTATCTTGGTGTGATGGACACAGGGCAGGCTCTTACGCGATTCTTTCAGCGTGACAGTACGAAAGCGAATAACTTGACACTTTATCCGCATAAGGAAAAGGAGTTTTGGTTGTGGGTATCCACATGGGCTTTGTTCTTAACTAAACCATCTGACTTGGGCTATCCGGATACTGGTTATGAGTTGCCGGAACTCCGTGTGCATGAAGAGATCGTGAGTGTGGACAATTCTACGGCTGGTACCGACCGTGACGGACAAGTGAAGATGTTCCGTGAGGCTGCTCTAGGATTGGCAGATGCGGCAAAAGAACGCAGGGACAATATGGAAGAGAAGATTGCCCGTGTGGTGGAAATCATCAACCGCCCAGAAAACAAGGACGACCATTTTCTTTTGTGGCATGATTTAGAATCTGAACGAATAGCCTTATGTAATGCGATTCCAAGCTGTAAGGCCGTATATGGTTCGCAGGATGATGAAGAAGCCGACAAGGTGATAGCCGACTTCAAGGACGGTAGGCTGAAATATTTGGCAGCAAAACCGGAGATGCTTGGTGAAGGTCTTAACTTTCAGTATCACTGTCATAAAGCAATCATGTTCATTGACTACCGTTTCAACGATAAGTTCCAAGCGATAGCCCGTATATATCGCTTTATGCAGCAGCATCCCGTTGATCTCTATCTGGTCTATGCCGAAAGCGAGGGTGAAATATTTAAGAGCTTCATGCAGAAATGGGCGCAACACCGGGAAATGGTTTCCAAAATTACCGACATTGTCCGTGAAAACGGTCTGTTCGGTTTACAGGCCGAGGAAAAGATGATGCGTTGGATGTTTGCCAGTCGGGAAGAGAAATCCGGCAAACTGTGGAAGGCAATCAATAACGACAATGTCCTTGAATGCCAAAAGATGGGAAGTGACTCTGTGGACCTGATTGTAACCAGCATCCCGTTCTCCAACCACTATGAATATACGCCTACCTATAACGATTTCGGGCATAATGAGAGTAATGATAAGTTCTTTACACAGATGGATTACCTTACACCGGAGTTAATGCGTATCTTAAAACCGGGTCGGTTAGCCTGTATTCATGTGAAAGACCGTGTATTGTTCGGCAACGCCACGGGTGACGGTATGCCAACTATTGATCCATTCAGTGAAATGACAGTATTTCATTACATGAAGCATGGCTTTCGTTATATGGGCCGTATCACGGTAGACACGGATGTAGTGAGGGAAAATAATCAGACCTATCGTTTGGGCTATACCGAGATGTGCAAGGATGGCTCCAAGATGGGAATCGGATGCCCTGAATATGTATTGCTTTTTCGCAAGTTGCCTACCGATACCTCCCGTGCTTATGCAGACCAGCCTGTCACGAAGGACAAGAGCGAATACTCGCTGGCCCGTTGGCAGATCGATGCCCATGCAAGTTGGAAATCCTCCGGCAATTCATTGTTGTCATACGAAGATATGAAAGGTGCCGGAATAGATAAGATTCGGCATTTGTTCCGTAACTACGAACGTGAGCATATCTATAACTATGAGGAACATGTGTCGTTCGCAGAAGAGTTAGAGGCATACGGGAAATTACCCAAAACATTTATGGCCGTTGATCCTGTAAGTAAAAAAGATTGGATATGGGATGATGTCGTCCGGATGCGTACGCTCAATACGAGGCAGTCACAAAAGAAGAGACAGAATCATATTTGCCCTCTTCAGTTAGATATCGTTGAAAGGCTGATTGAACGGTATTCAAACAAGGGGGAATTGATATTTGACCCGTTCGGAGGTATCGGTACCGTTCCTTATTGCGCTGTCAAGTTGGGACGTAAGGGCTTGTCTACCGAATTGAATTATGATTATTGGAAAGACGGACTTACTTATCTACGGGAAATTGAGATGGAGGTAAGTGCGCCGACATTGTTTGACTTAATAGCGATGTAATCATGAGAAATAAAGAACTAATAGCTCTATTACAAGAGCAAGACCCGGAAGCGGAGGTAATGATACGCACGTCCGATGGAGAGTATGAGTACGATCCGGTGGACGTGACGTATGACGAAGAGATAGAATGTATAATTATTCAGGAGGGGTAAATATGGATAATAAGAAATATTTTAACAACGAATTATAATATGAATCAAATTTGCACGAATAAAGAACAATCATCACGCCTGTTAGAGGCCGGGGTGAGACCGGATACGGCGGACATGTATCTTGACGAGTTCGAATGTCCGGTCGCATTTGAATATAGAAGGATTGAAGGGTACGTGGGTCAAGATATGGCATTCCCGGCTTGGTCTCTATCCAAGCTGATAGACATGATGCCTAAATCATACCAAGATGATATTGACGGGATGGTTTATTACCTATCCGGAAATTTCGTTGAGTTAATGTACGCATCGGACTGGATCAAGGACGGGGAAGGTGACAATACTTACAATTGCGCAAAATCCTTCGACAAAGAGAACCTGATGGACAATGTGGTTGACGCTATCGAGTGGCTCATCAAGAGAGGTCACTTGAATAATAAATTCCTAACAGATAAATGCGGCGATTGCCTACTTATCGAGGATGAAGACGTAAGCGGGGACGCTTGGTGTGCTTTCCATCAAAAGCCGGTAAGGTGCGATAGTAGAGCTTGTGAGGATATATTGAAGAAAGGAGTACAAAATGCGTGAGATTAAATTCAGGGGGAAAGACATTGAGAACGATAATCCGTGGCGTTATGGGTCATTGATAACCTATCCGAGCGGATGCACCTCGATAATAGGGTTCGACGAGTTAGGGAACGAGCTAAACCATGACGTGGATCCCGACACCGTAGGCCAGTTCACAGGCCTAAAAGACAAGAGCGAAAAGGAGATTTACGAGGGGGACATTATCAGCGTGAATGGCAAATATCCTAAATTGATTAGGTACATAGATGAATGGGCGAGTTATTGCTTGGCTAATCTTACAGATTTGGACTGTGATCTTAAAACTCGTTATTGGCATCAAGTTAGTCCTTGCTGGTGGACTGATTATAAAAGAGAAATTAAAGTAATAGGTAATGTTTATGACAATCCCGAACTACTGAAAGGAGGTAATCATGAAAGCAACGTATAATACCATCGATTGGGAATATCGTAGATATGAGATTGCAAAAGAAATGATGGCAGCGTTTCTTAGTAATTCAAGCAGAGAAGTCTATGAAGGCACTTTTAAAACACAAGCAGAATATGCCGTAGCTTTTGCCGATGCACTGATAGAGGAATTGAGGAAAGGAGGATCAAATGATTAAGGCAATACTACCCGCAGTCATTATGCTTTCAGTAATATTCATATTATCCTCCGGAATGACAATACAGTTTAAGCCTTTCCATATATCTTTTTCCCAACCCTTCTTCGGCCTAGGACTCATATTGATGATAATAGGATTTATGTTATGCTTAGGTTCTTTTTATTTCAAGGGCCGTGATAGTATGGGATATAACAAGGGGTTTGAAGCAGGATGCGAATATGTGATAGGTTTAATTAAAAAAGAAAATAAATATGAGCAAGATTGATTTCAACGCACTCCGTGACCGTGCGTACAAATGCGCATGCGAGCACGGGTTCCACAATACAGAGTTAATTAACGAGCATTTCCTTTGTCTTGTTATCAGTGAGCTGATGGAAGCCGTGGAAGCGAATAGGAAAAATAGGCGCTTTGATAAAGAAAAGCATAAACTCGGTGAATATGCAGAGTGTCAAGGGTGGTTAACAACTGAAGAAAAGTTTATTAACGTATTCAACAGGTATATTAAGGATACCGTGGAGGATGAACTTTCAGATGCGGTTATCCGCTTGCTAGACCTTGCCGGATCGTTAGATATCAGCCTTGATGATATCTACGATTTCACGAATGAACCGGAATATAAAGACTGGAATTATGTTTTAAAGGAAATGTCTTTTACTGAGAGGATGTTCTTTTTGACATCTATCCTAACCGAGGATAGAGATATAGCGGAAGTAATCAAGGCTTCGATAGTAATTATATTTCTTAATGCGGACTTGCTGAATATAGATCTCTTATGGCATATTGAACAGAAAATGAAATACAACGAATTAAGGGAGAATAAACATGGAAAGAGATATTGATAAGAGACAGACAGTAGAAGAAGCGGCTCATTTCTTCGCTGAAAGCAGGAGTAGCGGTAGTGCATTCCCGGCGTATTATCAGGGATTTATAGCAGGTGCCGAATGGGAAATGGCAGAAGCTATTAATGCTCACTGGAAAAGTTGTCCAAACCTCTCTAATGATCGAATGTGCAATCAAATGAATGATTGCAATCAGAATTGCGAGTACATGAGGTCTTTTATTAGACTATTAAGAGGAATAGTATTAACCGAGCCTTAATGGTAAGGCTCATAATTTAAAAGATATGAATATGGCAACAAAATATAAAATAAAACAACATGTGTGGTGTACAAACGAAAGGTATAAGTCGGAAGTTGGCGTTATCGCTGAAGTCGTGGAAGAAAAGGCTTCAGTTAAAACCAAAGATGGGCCACGTGAAGAAAACCTTTATTGTGTTATGCTCCATTATCCTAACGGGAAAATGTATTTCGAGGAATTTTTTGAATCAGAGTTAGAGTTAGTAGAACATTAATAAATAATGAATTTATGGTATTATCTCCAGAAACAGTCAACGCCTACAAGGAACTGTTGACAAACCCCCAAAAACATGGCTTACAATTTAAGCCACTACATGAATGTTTTGAAGAAATAGAAGAAGTAACCCCCAAACATTTATTGTTTGAAGACTTCGCAAATTACCTTCAAAAGCCTTTGCCCAAAGTGATATTTTATATCATAATGGATGAATTGTACTCTCATCTGATAGATAAGGATGAGAAAACTAACAACTTAGGATATAGATTGAAATTAGTAGCTAAACAGTAAGAAATCATGGACGTATTTAACGATAATCCATTTGCCAAAGACACGCCCGTCACTCCGTTTTCGAATGGGACGGAAGCGCAATCGTGGCACGAATGTAATTGTGATAAGTGTATCAAGTATGAGAACCAATCCGAATCAGAGGAAAAAGCAAAATGCAAACTGGCATATCATATTGATTATGGGTTCGTGTTAGGAACTATCCCGCTTTGGGTTGCTAAGGAAATAGGGGTTAGATATGACCCTTTATATCAGACAGGGCGATTACACTCACAATGTCGAAAATTTAGGACTGGTGACGAACCTTTTTAATTTACAACTAAGAAGAATATGAATAAAACAGACCGAATAGAACGTATTAGGAGAGATATTGACCAGCAAATTAGTTGTTACCATCATAGAATTGACATCCTCGATAAGAGGAGAAATAAACTCATAGGAATAAGCAAGAACATCTTTGATCCTCATGCCCTCATACCAAATTGGTATGATGACATTGAAGAGTGGATAAAAGGACATCCATTCCCCAAAACATGTATTGATATGGTGTATCCAAACAAAGAAATTGCTTTCAATAACTCTTTAGCATGTAATACATATCAGATAGATTACCACATTGTAAAATGCAAACCTCGTGAATATTATATAGATAAGTATTTAAAATAAACAATTAGAAATCATGAGTAAAAGTAATCATCAAATCGAAGTTGAAAAACTTAGCAAAATAGAATCTGAACTGCTCAGATTAATATCTGACTCGGGAAACGAGGAATTACAAAATAAGTTTCTTGAGTGGCAGAGACAAAGAGCTATCTGCAATGTGTCATTGGTTACGGAATTAGAGCATTCTATTAATAATAAATAATCATGAGATTAAGACAAGCCAAGAAGATAATGAAAAACTTCCAGTTATATCCCGGGATGTTATGGCTGTATGGAACCGGAAGACTGGATAAAACCAACAATATAGTGCTACATCATTATTCTAGGGTGAAACCCGAAATAAAAGTATGGAACACTTTAACGGATAAAGATCCGCTATTGGCGATCAAGATACTTAATGAGTCAATCAAAAAAAATAAAAGGCCGACATAGATTAAATGATATATTCATGGGAATAAGCCAAATTGTCCGGGACGAGCGAGAATTAAAAAAGCTTCTTCGCTCGTCCACTGGATTAAAAGTATTCGAAGCTAGGTACGTCGGATGTTACAACGGATTTATAAGCTTGTCAGACGAGGCGATACTAGACAAAGCCCATATCACTTTTTACAGGGGAAACTGGGATTGTAATAATGGAGGAATATACAAAATATGTATTTATACCCCTTCCATTGGGAACAGGGCAAATGTACCATACATCCAGTCTATCGTGCGTAAGATAACTAATGCCTTGGATATCCGCTTCGGAAAAGATGGATGGAATGAGTGTAACCGATCATTGCTTGAACGATGGAGACCGTTAAGCAGATTCTCGTTCTATTTGCAGTTGCCTAATTTCAGAGATATCATAACAGGCACATCAAGTGCCAAGCAAGTATAAATGTTAAACGATTAAATATAAAACCATGTATATCGAGATTTACAATAAAAAGAATCAGTTCGCCAAAATAGGCAGAAAATTATTCAAAAAGATGAATTTCAAGAAGGGGCATCCCGCTTTTATCCAAATTGTTAAGCTAAAGGGAAGCGACAAGTTCGCCATAATAAAAAGGACCCCATCTGAGACATTCAAGACACAATGTAACATGGTCGAACGCACAGGGGAAAGAGACACCCCCGGAAAATTTTTTTTCACGGTTCCTTCACTTGAGTACTTCATCGCTATTACCGGTATAAATATTCATGGTTCTAGGATATTAAAAGTAAGAGAGAAAGAAACAAATGGAATTAAATATTTCGAGATATGCGAATAATAACAAGATTGGTAAAGCCTCACATAAGGTTTCATAAGAGCGGGCTAATTGAGATATTAAGCCCTGCCGCAAAAATAATAGGTTTGCGCAACTACGATTCCATATCATTCGTCATAGATGATAACGGGAACCTCTATATCCAAAAAGATCCTGATGGTATACGTCCATTCTCTGTCAAAGGGAACCACTATCGTTTCCATTGCTCAAACGTGACCAATAATGTCTATAGGCTTCCCGATATAAAAGGGAAAGACTTGTTCAAGCCTTCTTTGTCTTTCAGGCTTGGAGCAACGGAGAATGAGAGGACTCCAATTATAACAAGACGGATCATCGAGCCAGATCAATAACCTTGTTATCAAACAAGTTTTATCGCTGGATTTATGATATCCGGCGATAATTTTACCTCAAAAAACATGGAAGAGAGCAATATCAGATTAACAGGCTTATCCGCCAATACATCGAACCTTGATTGTAACGATGGAGACTTGGATATATCCTTAAACTTGATATCCGAGAACGGAAGCATGAGAGCGGTGACATTCCCAGAACCATTCCTAACTCTAAATACAGATGAGAACTTGCTATTTGTCCATAATACATCTTCCAGAAAAATATTTATCTGCTCAAAAAGCGATCATCTGATAGGGTTTGAGCTGTCTGACGCCTCTGAAAGGGAAGAAGTCCCCATTGATTACACGCTTCAAGGCGAAGAAAGATGGGAAAAGATCACCAGCATAGGGAATACATTGATCATCCTTACGGACAAGAGAATGTCATATATCTTGTTAAAAGACGATGGATATCAATACCTTGGCGAGAAGCCTCCCTTCCTGTCAATATCATTTGGATTAAGAGGGAATGTCGCTAGATCTGATTTATTCTCTATTGAGTTACCGGATAAAATAGCTGTCATCGATGTCTTAAACAATTTAACCGATAACAATAAAAGAGCTATAACTGATACGGTAATGGCTAGAGCCATAGAATTTATCAACAACAAATCAAGGAGCAATAGCTCGTTTATATTCCCCTTCTTTGTACGATACGCATATAGGTTGTATGATGGGAATTATACCATGCATTCAGCTCCTATTTTAATGATACCATCATCGGACATGGCTCCAATGGCCGCCATTACATACGAAGCCTCAACAGACACCGTCATCGTACATCCCGGGACAGATAGAGAAGAGGAGATGGAGACGTTAGCGATACACACTATTAAAGGACGTGTATTGTCGATTACCGGAGGATTAGACAGGTTTATATCCGAACCATCCTCTAGTCTAGCGTCATGGAACGATATCATCAAGTCTATTGATATATTTATATCTGCGCCGATATACACATTCGACCAATCTGGTAGTATCGACAACATAAAATCATTAAATAACACACAGCTTCCTTATTCTTTTTGGGGCATAGTAAAAAGACCGACAGACAATAAATACGGGAAACTTAATTTCAAGGAAGCGTATCAAAACGCATATTCAGACACACCGGATATATTTGAGAATGATCTTATATTGGAACTGCCACGCAAGGATAACGCAATAGACGATATTTCCTCTATCTCTCTTTTCTATAAAATAGATTCAATAAATATAGACAATATAACCTATGGGGAGAGAGAGGCTATCATTGTAGGGGATTGGGAGAATCTAGAGACAAGAGAAAGACTGGATGACACTTATATCGGCAACCATTCCTTATTGCCATCTTTTATCTACCCGTACAATTCAAGGCTCAATATAGCCGGAGTAAAAGCGACACTATTTGACGGATATCCTCTAGACAGTATGGTATGCTATTCCAACACGGCGGCCAATTCTTTCTCCGTATATACGCATATCAAGAAAGAGGGGAAAGAAATAGTCGTAAAATCGCAGACCAATATACCATTAGATGGGCATATATATTACCTATATTATCCAGATACTGACGCATATCGTATGGTTATTGAAAGAGGTAGCGCAATCGATACCGAGGAGGTTTTCTTATCTCCGCATTCCTTGCTCAATGGCGCATATTACGCAAGGCCGTTTAACGACCTTTCTTTTGGATTTTATAATAATTCAATCGAGACCGAGGACAAGTCAATCATCCAACCCAACAAACTATATACCTCCGAGGTCAATAATCCCTTTTATTTTCCATTGAAAGGGATAAATACCGTTGGGGTAGGTAAAATCCTTGGGATAACTTCCACGACAAGACCTATATCCACCGGACAATTCGGACAATTCCCGTTATTGGTATTCTCTACCGATGGTATTTGGGCTATGGAAGTATCCTCCGATGGTACATACTCAACCAAACAACCTATGAGCAGGGACGTATGCTCAAACCCCGGATCTATTACACAGCTTGACGGGGCGGTCGCTTTCACGTCCGAGAAAGGCATTATGATAGTATCAGGAGGAGATACCACGCTTATATCCTCGATCCTCGATGGCCCAAGCCTAGATATCGCTTCTATCAAATCCCTGTCAGAGATAGCTACAAAAGAGCTTCTATCAGGAGAGATAAATCAGATGACACCTTTTAAAGATTACATAAAGGACGCATTTATGGCCTATGATTATCCGAACGGGAGAATAATGGTAATAAATCCTGATAAGGTATACGCATATGTCTATTCCATTAACCAAGGGACATGGAGCACGATATCATCGGCGTATAAATACGCTGTTCCAGATTATCCATCGACCTTTTTACAAGCAACCAATAGCAAAATAATAGATCTATCCTCAAAAGTAGATAACGACAGCAACGACAATAAAAAGGGAATTATCCTTACAAGGCCGATTAAATTGGGGGATGACATGCTAAAGACTGTCAATAATATTGTTTGTAGGGGAGTTTTCAACAAGACCGATATATCATTTGTCTTGTACGCTAGTACCGACGGGATCTTTTATTTTCCCGTCGGAAGCGTTATTGGCCCGTATCTTTCTAGAATATGCGGAACACCATTCAAATATTTCAGGATTCTGGTCACCGCTAATCTGACAAGGAAAAAGTCGATATCCGTCATATCCGTATATTATACTCCAAAATGGAGAAACAAGCCTAGATAAACGGATTAATCCTCCTCCTTGTCGGACCGGTCCTCAATTCTAGGGCCGGTTTTATCAAAGACAGTTGCACGCTGGCTTTTTCCAAGTAAATAGTAGCGTCCTCAGGATTGGTCTTCTCAAAGATAGAGTACAATCCGTAGCAAACAATATGCTCGTGCATTAAGCTCTTAATGCGGGATGTCGCGGAATAGTTCCAACGTAAAGGCATATTGAGATTTATCATATAGTCTCCTGATATATCCTCTAGGCTGTTAAAATCCTCCAGCCTACCAACATTTAGGTATCTTGAGCATACATGCTTTATGTTATCAAAGGCGGAAGATAATGCCCGGGCAACAATATCTAGGTCCGGGCCTTCCTCCGGTGTTTGTATATCCGAGGCTTTATCCATATTATCCGGGGTCAATAACCTTCTTCCTGTAACATGGGCTATAGCCTTTATATCTGCCATTATCTCATCCTTGTGAAGGACAATCCGTACATTTGCCATAAACTTGATCGAATATATAATTATCTAATCCATAGTCTTTTCTATTCTCTCGCACCGGGGAGACACGATATAATAGTTCTCCTCTTATTTCTGACGATAACGCTATCGCCTTATCATTATAGGTCTTGACTTTTTCCGGTAATTTTAGCTCAAACCATCCAGACAAGACAATTGTAGCCAATAAATCCGAGACCAAGTCGCAAATTCCTCCCTCAAGCCTTCGGTCAAAACGCTCAGGCATCTTTACTTTCAAGGAAAATATCTCTCCTCTGTCAGTCTCAATAATATTATGTTTTACCGTATCCTTGTCCAGATAACGAATGAACAGAGATATGACTGTGTTTACAGCATTCCTCCAGAATGTATCTAAAATATCTTGATCGTATTCATTGGCCCACACCTTATCATACAAGGTCGATCCATCCTCCATGTTTATAGAGGAACCAGTTATAGAGGTAATCTTCTCCACTTCCTTATAAATATCTGCTTTTCGAATAGTTATGTCCATTATTTTTTTTCTCAAAGGAAGTGAAATCCAGAATATACTAACGATATTTCTTATTCATAGAATATTCATGGCACATCAAGTGTCTAATCCGAGCCATCACCTCATAGAAGTTGACAGGCTCGAAATCCAAGGAATCCGTGAGGAGGTCTATCTCCCGTCTTACGGATTCCTTTTTCTTTTTATCTTCTTTTTTCTTTCCCATAACTCATCGTTTATATCGTTCCTGTGACGATGGCAATCGCAGATGAACATCCTTATCTCATCGGACATCAAGGCTCCTATATCGCCAGCCAAGTAAGCGATAGGCTCCCCTCCGATCTCCAGATCCAAGGCCAAGGACATATGATCCGTCAAGTGCCGGCACTCGTGGAACAACGAATTGGAGAACTCCCTGTAAGACGAGGTCCGGCCTATCACCATGACGGATTCCCGGCTGCGGTAATTCGAATAGGTCAGTCCCACGTCCAGCTTGCAGGATCCTACGTTGCCATAAGCCTCCCGTATCTTGCTTTCCGGGCAACCGACCCTCCTCAATAGGGCTATGATATCGGATGTCCTCGAGCACGTGACGTTATACAGCACGTGGATCACCCAATCGTATCTCTTGATATGGTAATCCCGTCGTATCATCTCCTTACCGTCTTGAACTCCCGCTCTATCCTCCTCCTTTGTTGCCGGGTGAGATTGGTAGCCTTGAGATTGCCAACCACCTCGGATACCTTGTCAAAATCCTTCTCCGGCATACTCGCCAGCACGTCCTTGGGGGACTCTCCCTTCAAGATCCTCAGTATGTAGCCCCAGCCTCCCATCACATCATCTCCTCCCAGATTATAGGCGTGCCAGACCCTATGCAATCAGCGTAATACCTTGTGAACACCATGCCATCATAGCCATCTGGATCATCTATCACGGCCTTGATATACCTAGCTAGCCCTTGCTCATTCAATGGCAATCTCGATTGAAAATCGAACAGGCACATATTAGCGACATAGACATAGTCATATCCTTCTGACTTACTTAACTTAACGCCATATTGCTTCAGTATCTTATCCACGTCCTCCTTGGTATAACTCCTAGTCTCTTTTTTATCTCCGGAATCGTCTACCGTCCACATCCGGGAAACGGCGAAATCGCACATGGCCTTGGAGAAATGCCAGCCATACGCCTTTAAATATTCTCTCATTCCCGTAGGGAACTTATCGTATGCGTCCAATCTCATGATCTGCTGATTTAAGAGAGGGACTTTCGCCCCTCCCATGATTATTATTACCTACGTCCACGTCCGGATCCTCTTACTCCCCGGCGATTGCCATAGCCTCCCCCGAATGATCCACGACCGCCGCCACGGTTGCCGTAGCCGCCACGCTCCCACATCTCACGGAACTCGTCGTCGTCCTCGAACTCATCGTCTTCGTCTTCCTCCATGCGGTTGCCATAGCCTTCCATGGCCTTCCGCTTTCCTTCCTTACAGCCAAGCTTATAGGCCTCATTAGCCAGTTCCAACATATCCTCGTCTTCCATGGCGTCGAATTCCTCGATCAGCTCCTTCAGTTTTCTGCTATATGTTCCCATATCACTCTGTTTTTTTATTATTGTTATTATTACCGTTCACGGAACCGACAAGTTGCTCCATCATGGCAACCAACCTTGCGTTAGCCTCCTTCAGATCGGACATCTCGTTTCTCATGTTAGCGATCTCACTCTCCCTCTCCTTCTCCCGGGCAAACTCAGGGTTCAGTATTACCAGCATCTTCTCGCACCCCTCAATCACGGATTTATGGTAATCGATGCTGTCAAGTGCCTGTCGGCTTTGCTGCATCATGGCGTTGATCTCCGTATTCAGGGCACCTAGATCGCATGACACAACCAGTTTCTCCCCGTTTGTAGTGGGGTAATCCGTAATGGTGACGTCGGACAAGACGTTGGAGAAGCTGACGTTGTCCTCACCTACCTTGGCCTTTATGTCCACCACGATTTTAGCTTGCGGACCATACATATTGAAATTTGGATTCTCCGGTCTCGGAGGGGACACGCTGACTATGCTTCCAACCTCACAAAACGGCGTATTCCCCTTATGAAGGATATATAAAGGATTTCCTTGTCTCTGATTCTTGAACATATTTCTTGGTTTTTATGAGAGCCGGATCGCTCCGGTCTCTCGTTGATACTCTCTCACACCACTCCCGTCATTATCTGGAGCGTATTATTGCCCGACTCATAGTAACACAAGTAGATTCCGGTACCGGTTATATCGGATGCCGTGACATCTGCGCCGTTAATGGTCGTTAGCGCCTGCGTGGAGCCGTTCGTGTCAAACACTACCGGCAACGTCCCGGTAGTACCAGCCGGGATAGGCTGGGCCAGACGGAACAAGATCAACCCGCTAAACGGGGCTGACAGGAACGGGTGACTGCGGAAGGAGAAACGAACGTTGGTCGTCCCGACCGTAACGCCCGTGCTCTCCAAACGTGGGATACCGTTCTTGTTCGCCATTATGAAAGGACTAATGAATGCCATAACTCTTTATTTTTAGGTTATTAACTCATTATCCCCATCCGTTGCCGAAGTTTCCCCAGCTACCGAGACCTAGGCCTAATCCGTACTGGGCGGCCACGCAAGTGGGTATGCCTACCACGGGGGAGTAAGGAACCTTTGCCACCTCCGGCTGGTTACACTCGATCTTGGCCAATCTTGAGCTCAAATCACCCAAGGCGTTACCTAGAGGGGCGGTCTGCGCCTGTAGAGTAGCGGCGAAATAGGCGTTCTGGTTGCTTTGGGAGATCTGTCCTTTCAAGGCTAGGTTCTCCGCCGTCAAGCGATCCATCTTGTCTTGTTGATACAAGTTCTTGAAATCACGAACCTCGTTGATGATATCACGGGTGTTCTGCAGACCTGAGTCACGGAGAGTCAACGTGTTGTTGTTCATCGTATTCACCAGCGTGTTTGTCTGGTTGCAGCTAGCCAATTGGTTCTCGTAGCCCATCTTAGTGATGTTGTTGTTAACCGTGCAGCAGCACTCGGCGATCTGGCTCAATAATTGATTGTTACCACTTTGGACGGCGTTAATGATTTGTTGGGAACTCATGCCTACTTGGTTACCCACGCTCTGGATCTGTCCTTGGATCTGGCAGATAGCGTTTTGTAATTGCTGGGTAGAGCAATTCAAGGAAGATGACAATTGGCTGATAGCCGTTCCGTTTCCTTGGATAGCGTTCATCAACAATTCACGACCAGCGTCATTGTTCAATTGAGCCGGTAATCCGTTAGCCCCGTTGTTGCCGAAGCCGTTGCCACCCCAGCCTCCCCATACGAAGAACAGGAGGATGATCCAGATCCACCAGCAACCACCACCGCCCCAAGCGTCTTGATTGCCCTTATTGTTCATCAAAGCCGCTACCAAATTGGGGTCCAATGATTTTCCACCGCCACCCATCAAGCTCGGGAGAAAGGCCATGATGTCAAACTTACTTCCACCGGAATTACCTCCTTCGGGAGTACCGATAAAATAATTTCTATCCATTATCTTTAATTTTTGTCGTTAATCCGGCACCATTACCGGACACGACAAAAATCATGAGAAGGGCTTTGCTCCTAAAATAATGATTTGCTAGTCCTTTGCTAATTCATTGCTAATTTGTTGCTGATAAGTTATGAGCATCCAGCTACGATTGTATTTGCTAGGGAAAGTATTCCTTACGTAATTGACAGCCTGTCTCGTCAATCCCGTAAGCTCCGATATCACGGTATCCGTGTAGCCTTTCATCGTTAGATTCATTATGACAAGATTCCGTGCGTCAACGTACTTTTCTCTTTTACATGAGAACATCATTATAGGATCAACCCCACACACCTCACAGGCGATAGAAATAACCCTTCTGTAAAATTCCTCTACCTTACTCATAACTTTTTTATAGATTTTGTTAAACAAAATAACTCCATGTATGTTTTTCGGGGCTTGTACCTATAAAACATACGTGGAGTTATGTCTTTCCTCCGGAAGGTAGAAGAGTTGGAGGAATAGGGGCTTTATTCAATACCCGCCCCTATGGGTATTACTCACCAGATCCTATAGAATCCTCCTATACCTACATAAGGCGATAGTCCATGCTTTCCGATCCCATAACCGGCTATCGCGCCGATTCCCCATCTACGTGGGGTGATCGTCTTGGTTATATACTCAGTCTTGCGATATACATCGATGTAATCAAGATTAGGCTTGTAACCCGAAATTGAAAGTCGGTAATCATCCGTCTTGTACTCCTTTTGAGTTATCGGTACCGGAACATATACAGGTTCCTTTACCGTGTCACCGTCCAACGTGATATAAACAGGGAACGGCTCAGGTATTGTTTGTACCAGTGTCTCATAGACCGGGTACGGGATGCTGTCATGTATCGTATCCACCTTGGCGGACGTGTCGGTCTTGGATATCGAATCACTAGCCACATCCCCCCGGATATGGTAGCCAGCCGTGAAACTGGCTACCAAGCACACTAGTATTAATATTACTTGCCAAGGTTTCATATATTGCGATACTCCTCCTCGGCATTAAAACACGGACACATCTTCATCCACTCGTCCGGTTCAATCTTACCGTTACCGTTAAGATCCGGGGATAGGTCACGATGACCGCAGATCCTACTATCCGGGAACTGTACGACCAAATCCAACAACAGCCTTATAATCGACTGTCTCTGTGCCTCCGTACGTGTATCATCCGGATTCCCGTCCGGATCAAGACCACCCTCATAGCATATTCCTATACTATTCTTGTTATATCCGGTCACATGAGCCGGAATCAATTCCAATGGACGCATAGATACTATCTCCCCGCTCTTCCGGATATAATAGTTATAACCTGCGGAGTTGAATCCTCTCGCCTTGTGGTCTCTCTCTAATTGCTCAGGGGTATAATCCTTATCTACCCTAGTGGCCGAACAATGGATCACGATCAAGTTGATTTTCCTGTTAATCGTTCTCATATCAATTATTTTTTATACTTTTATGCGCTTTGTTAACTTTGTTCCTCTATCATAACCTGTGACAGGCGTGATAGAGGCGTTTTTTACATCCAGCTCCCCTATCCTTTTGGATCAGGGGAGCCTTTTTTATTCTTTGTCTTGTTATACTCATCCAAGA